CCTTCCCACCATCCGCTATCGCTTCCATAAATGCCATAAATCCACTTTGAATGAGTGATATCATAATAGATTGAATCATAAGTATAATAACCGTCTGATTTAATCAATGAACGAGTATAAATTTCACCATCTCCAGAATCGTCACTAAACTGTGGTAATCCTATTATGATATTTCCAGTTGCGGTTCCTTTATGTTTATAAATGCCAACTGGCAACGTTATTTCTGCATCGCGTTGCCAATATTGCCAAGATGTACCTACGGTTATAGGAGTTCCGTCATATGAGCCTTGCGTCGTTCCTCGATTTGAACCACGTGCAACAAATGATGATGTACTGCCAAATGTTGGCAATGTGCCGGAATACCAAACATCGCCGGTATATTTCCCGGTTGTCTCTGTATCATCATCCCAAGTCCAAGTTTCAATCGGTGGAACGCCGGGAGATGTAGTTGTAATAACCCAACCCCACGTCGTCGAATACCAAAGATATTTCGAGTTACCATACGCAAAGTAACAATATCCGTTAAGCCATTTCATGACCGGCTTTAATTCATCAGTTCCAAGTTTGTAAGAATATCCAAATTGCGAGGAAATTACACGAACTCCAAACAAGTAGCAGTATTTACCATTTGCGCTTAACAATGGGGCAGCTATTGTTCCCCCCGGATGAACTGGATTGCGCAATACGCCATTGTGATATCTGCCAATATATTCAGTCATGACTCTTCACTCCATGCCGTAATGGTAATCATTGATTCAAAGAAAGGTGCATATTCACCAATGCAAGCGCTATCAGCCATTGCCATGTCAACAGCCGGAACATTGATTGCCGTGCCGGTTGCTGCTTCATCAACGCCGTTACCATACAGTGTAACGCTATATCCATCGGTTGAATTACCGGCAGTAATTAGGCCGATAATAGCCGTGCTTCCATCGCCGTTTCCAGTTGCCGAACTACGGTGAAAGTTGTTGCTTTCACCAATAGCGTTGCGGCGAGAACGGTTGATCGTATCTTGGACTTTATTGCGGTCTGATTTATTAAGCAAATATGCCATTTCAATTTTCCTTGTAAATCACTTGTGGCAATGGGATTTTTCCTTGTTCCCAAGAATACTGCCGCTGTACTCGATAATAAAGCCAGATAGCCTGTATGCCATCAGGATTTGGGATTAGGACGGTTGGAAGTATACTTCCATTTTGCAGTTTTACAGGATCGGAGACAGGTGTAGTATCCGTTGTGTCAGATTCGCTACCAGTTGCAAGCATTCCTTTGGTAATATCTACAAGTTTTTCTTCTTTACGGATTCTGAATCCTTGATCAAGTGGCCAGAAGTCCCAATCATCAGGAGGATTCATATTTCCCCACTGACTTAATCCGCTATTCCCTTGTTTAATGCGAATTTCCAAGGTAAATTTCAACATGCTTATACCATCATCGCCGTGTGCGTTGAGCGGAATTATATTCTTGACCGTCATAAATCCGGCATGAGCAGATATTGTCTGACTGCAAATAGTTATCTCGTTAGTATTTATGCTGCAATTATACATATTCAACTCGTCTGTAGTCATCCATCCAACAGGAACAATATAGGTCAAAGAAAGTGTGGTGATTGGCTTAACAAGTTTAGCGCCATCAAGCACTGCATCACCAGCAGAATTGACAATAGGAACCGACAATTCATTGTTTTGATCATCATTACTATCTTGTCCAAACTTATCATTCCCGGCGAATGCCTTGTCCGTCTGAAATTCATAATCAGCAGTATCATAATGGAAATCGATTAATTGACATTTTTGAGATTCTTCTATCAAATGAGCAAAGTTTAATCCTTCGGCAACAAAAACACATTCCACATACAATGAAAGTATTTCATTTTCTCTGCCTAAATAGGGATGCACTCTAACGCAACGAAAATAGATTCCATCATAAATGTATGGAAGATATTCATTATTAATAATATCACCAACTTTGGGCATAGCATCGCAATCCAACATTGCCAAGTCCGCCCATAGTCCGGCAGAATCCCTAGACATAGCATAATTACCATCGAGATGAACTTTAAGTGTTCTGGTAATAGTTGCTTCATTTTGCGTAATGTCATGGTTAAAGTTAACCAATTCGGCGTTTAAAAATGCTTGCTCCATATCCATAATTAGTTACCTTTAAAAGTTTGCTGGAGAAAGTTCAAGTTTTTCTATTCCTGCCGTATTGCGACGATCTGAATGATCCTTTCTGGTATTACGCGCAATTTCACTTAACAAATTTTCAGTCGTCTTTTCATGACTCGAAGGAGGTCTATTCATTGCCATAACACCTTCGCGAGTACCATAAATTGCACCTTCAGCGTATCTTGCAATGCTTTTTGTCGCGTTTTTATCTTCAGTTACGGTTTTATAACTTGGAATTGCCTTGCCAAGTTCATCATAATTACCTCCGGCATTAGCATAAGATCTAAGCGCGACGCCTTGTGCTTTATCTAATCTTTCAAGATAATTCAAGTCAATAGGTTTACCGGAAGACATTTGCTTTTGAATATAATCTTTCATCACACTAGACGTACTTTTCAGTGGATTAATCCCTGCCACTATGCTTTTCCCTGTTTCTGCTATAGCGGGCAAAATTGAATTTAATCCAAATCCAATACCCCCAACGCCAATTTCAGAAAACCTAGAAGTCCCCTTTAATCTCTTTGACATATCAGAATATGTTGCTCCAAGTTCAGTATCAGCCATATTACGACTTGGGCGAGAAGATAACTCATATGCCCTAGCATTAAACGCTGGCATTGTGCGAAATGCCTTATCCCAATCCCAAGAACTAACTTCTTGCCAGAATTTTTTTGCAGTTTTTTCAATAACCGCAAAAACAGTAAAGATAAGAGCGAATTTTGTAGCAAATACTCCCAAGGCAGAAGTGGCTATTCTTATTCCAGAAGCAATCATTGGAAATAGTCCAACAATACCGCCAGTTCTAAAATTCATTCCCATGGCTGCAAAAATTCTTGCCATTACTGGTGAAATAGCTTTTAATGCAGTAAATCCCTTGATGATGCCAACAATTCCAAATCCTAACATTCCAACTCCAACAACCAATGGACCAATGGCAATAGCGGAAACAGTTAATAATCCAACGAAAATTTTAAGAGAAGTAGGCATATTGTTTAAAGCATTGGTGACTGATTTTATCCCAACTGCCATACCAGATAACATCCAGTTCAGTCCAAGACCTTGAATCAAAACCGATCCAAACGCTGTCTTTAAATCTTCTGTGCGTTCCTGTACGCGGCGCAAAGAGTTTGAAAAAGTCATCCAAGTACGTCCATAGTCACCAACGGCATATCGAGATTGCTTTTCAACTTCATTTAAAACCGCTATTGCGCGAGCCTGTTGCAACGTTGCTCCAGTTGCCGCCATAATTGCTTTTTCTTGTGCTTTAAACTCCGGAGAGTTTTGGCGAATCGCTACGCCAAGCATTTTTAATGATTGTGAGTTACCCATCATCCCCATAAACATAGCATGAGAAGACCGCAAAACACCGGAAGAAAACATCCCATTCCCGGTAATGTTTCGGAATGATGTAATATCAGCTGCCATGCGATTTACCCGCATTGACATTTTTAGAGCGTCAGATTCACTAAATCCAACACCGACTAGCAGTTCACCGATATCACCGACGCCGCGTTGCGCCGTGCGTTGAGATAGGTCAAAGTCTTTAGCAAATTTCTGCATTGCCACACTAGCTTGCGGGAATACCGTTTTATAGGATTGCTGGAAAACGTTCTGCCATTCTATAAAGTCGGAAGACGCCATAATGGAACTTTTGGCAAATAATCCAATCCCTGCACTTACAACAGATAGCGCAGCCCCTGTCTTAACCAATGTACCAGACATTTCACTAAGTTGGTTATTAAACTGATTTACATCACCAACTGCGCGTTGAACTCGATACGAAAATGCTCTAAAATTACGACCAGTTTCATCAAGTCCTTGATCTGCTCTTAATCGTTCATGAATACCACTAATAGTTTCATCTCTTGGTATTCCACGAGAAGCAGCCGCATTGAGAAGTAACGGTATTTTTCCTGATTCTAATCTCTTTTGTTCGGCAGCCGCATCGAGATAAATTTGTTGTCTATCTCTGTGCATTTGACGAAAATAATCAGCGCCAAAAGTTTGTCCGGCAGTCTGGCTTGGACGAAAACCCGCCATCCACTTATCGCGCTGAAATCCAGATTCTGCCGCATTGAGAAGTAACGGAGACATTGCTGCCGCCAGCATTCCCGCTCTAAGAGTTCTGGAAATTGATGTAGATAGCGTAGTAGCAAAATTGCGCCCGGCTGCTTCTGCTACAGCATTCGGAATAATCGACTGCGCCGCCGCCGAAGTTATTGGCGCAACGTTTACTTTAACTCTGGCGGTACGCGCTTTAACGTTATTCAAAATCCCGGTATAATCCTGCACCGCCTTGCGAAGTGGCGTTAAATCGCCCGCAAAGGTAGTTATCAGGGTTCCGACATTTTGCGTTGTTCCGCTATCTGCCATTTGCTATTTCACCTTTTTACCAAACAATTTTGCATTATGCGCGATTACTTCTGGCAATTTTCCGACCGCTTCCATCACATTTTCGTATTTGTCACCTGCCGCAAGCCGGTCAGCGATAAACTTATTAACTCTATCCTCGATTGTTGGCGGCTGTCCCAATTTTGACCATGGCGGCAAAAAGTCAACTGGACTTACTTTCCCTCCGAATGCGTTTGCTGTTACGGCCATCAGATTTGCAAAAAGAATATCAAATTTTCCGTCTGGAGATGGTTCAAGCGATAACAGTGTACAAAGGTCAAGGTAATCGTCTGTTGGCATGGCGTCGATCTCCGATGGTAACTTGTGGAGAAACAACGCCATGCGCAGACGTCGTAATGCTACGGGGTCATGTTTGATTTTTTTTTGCGTTCATTGAAGTCTTCTTCAATTGCCACGCGCAACGATTCTTGGATGGTGTCGAACAGTTCTCCGTCGTCAAGCAATTGATCTTCGGTAAAGGCCGGATCGCCGTTACCTTTCAGCAGAGTCTTGACGAACAATTTAACATCGTCTTCCGTGCGATACGTTCCAGCATCGACCTTTTTCTCGTTGGCAATCCGCTCACGCGGCGACTGTTTGCGAGGTTCATAGTTGACGATACCGTACTTTTCACCGAGATTAACTTGGATCATTTTGGAGCGCTCCTTGTCTATTGGTTATGGTTAAGTGTAAGACGGGACAACTTCATTTCCAGACTGGTCACGGCCGCAGAAACGGATTGTTACGCGAACCGTCGAACGGTGATTATTCGTTTCGGCATCGTCTTCCTGCGGCAAAACAGTAGCGATGTTACCCCAGTAATCAGTGAGAGTTCCACCACCGGGATAAGTAACCGTCCAATTCAGTTTACGCTGAGTCGGAGTTTTGCCAACAAGCAGATTCATGAACGTTTCAAAATGTTCCGCATCGAACGTTGCTTCAATGTCCGACCATTTATGAAGCGTTGCTGGAGTAGAAGTTTGAACATCGGTATTGCCGAGCGTGGTATCATTGACGTTTTCGCCGCTGTCCGGGCCGGGCCGAGTAGCCTTAATGGCATAAATCGTCGAATCAACGCCAGTAGCCGTAAATTTGGTTCCGAAACCCTGTAGAGCAGTCATACTCGTATCTCCTTTTAGTTTGAGTACAAACCCATAAAATTCATTGCAAACATTGGACGGTTATTTTTATCTTGTCCACCGTCCATTACGTTTGATATTGCCCGGATATTGTGATAAACATCAGAGCCGACCGTAATCATAAGATTAAACTTTAAAAGGTCGTAAATTTCATTTGCCTTAACCAGTGCCGCCGTTTGCCCGGTAATTCCCGCGTTGCCACGAATTATGATATTGAATTGAAAGAAGTTTCCCTGTATCTCTCCAAGTGTCAAAATCGGTTTGCCGCCATTCTCCGTTACAACAATGCACGTATTCGGAGTCGTAGGTAACTGCGATTCAAAAATTCCCCATCCAGACGCGGCAGCAATGGTTCCAACTCCGCTGTTCTCCAGATATTGCATAATGTGTTTTTCAAATTGTAACATTTAGCGCCGCTCCCCGAATTAACGAAAACACTTCATTCTTTTTCACCTGCACAGAAGTGCCAAGGAAATGGTCTTGTTCTTCCGGCTTACGCGCATGGTCTTTTCCCATAGCAATTTCTGCGGCATGTTTTAGGTTATAGGCGTAACCATGCGCAAATCCTTCTTTGTTTACTTCAACGTCTCCGGCATACGGAGCAACATAAACAACACTTGCGCCAACAACATCGATAGACAATGAAACATTGTGCGAAAAGCTGGTATTGACCATAAATCCGGTATTAATAGGCGTGATGTGGTCATTCGCCCAGTTACGAACAAGTTCCGCTCCAACAAGAGTTCCTTTTGACACAGCGCTGGTCATATTGGAAAAATAGCGCTCAACATTCGCTACGCAGTTTTCAGAACCAGTTTGTTTTCCAGTCATGGTCATTTTTTGTTTACCTTTGCAATAGACATAATCTGAACGCCATTTGTTGACGGCGTTTCCTGGTAAATCGCTATCCGATATGCCCCGTTAATTTCCTGAGGATCTGCGTCGGCATCGTCAAGCTCAGCTATCGCTCCCTGCATGATATAACTCTGTTCTACTACCGGTCTATCAACAACAATTGAGGCGCATGAAATCAGCTCTTCGCCATTTGCCCGTTTTAACACCCCATAGGCGTCATCCCTGCGTCCCTTAATCTCAATCGGAGCTTTACAATCAACGCCGCCAGCGCCGTCCGCTTTGATAAATTCCCAGTACACAAAAGTCTGGTGGAGATTTTTTACGTATTGTCCCATTCTTCACGCTCCACAACCGCAAAGTCGGCTTTGTACTTTGTGGTATTTGTTCCAGACAATGTTTTAGTCGTGTCCAAAGTTTGCGCCATCTGCCCATAAGTAGTGGCGTCAAATCCCATCCCTAGAACAAATCCAAACTTGTCACGAGCGTTTCGGTCGCCTATCTGCGTCTCATTGGAATGCTTATACCGCAACGCCGCGAAGTGTGCCGCCAGATAACGCTCAATAGACTTCAACTTGTCATCGCTGGTCAGTCCGGCGGTATAAATGTCATCAACATAGGGACTGGCAATTTCAATGAACGCAGTAAGGTCAACGCCATCGGGGACATCAGCCACCGACATAATTGCCAGTACTTCTGCGCTTGTGCATCTAGTTGCCATCCCTAAAATCTCCTTTAAACCACGTTATCGCAGCCGCCCAAAGCAATCAGCGTATCAACAGCGCTGGTGCTCTGGTTATAGCAGTTGATCTGCGTGATGTTATGACCAGTCAGCGGATTTTCATAGCCGTTATCAATGCTTCCCTTGCCATACCACTGGAACTTTTCTCCGGCGGTCTTGGCAACAGCGAATACCGATACCGGAGTTGCCGAGTCGTCAAGGAAACTGAACAGCGAAGCGGTACTGCCACCGATTGCCAGCGCCCGCAACTGCGTTCCGTTGAACATTTCATCAAGCGTTACTTTGGTACTTACGGTTACGGTAGCATCCTGAGACGGAAGATTATCTCCACTTCCCAAGTCAAAGGAAATGGTATTGTCCGTAACGGCAGTAACATCTACGTCGTATCGTTTGCCGCCAGTCCAGAAGATAGCAATCGTATCGCTGGCAGTAATGCCATGAGCGGTACTGGTAATGACGCCAGTATCGTTATCGGTACGGGTAGTCAACGTGCCGCTCTTGGCTACCGGAATAGTTTCGTCCGGCTGGTTGTTAATCAACTTATCAACTTGAAAAGTTGCGCTGGAAGAAGAAATAATTCCGGCAACAGTCAAGTTAGAGTTGACAGTTACTGTATTCGCCATAATTCGCCTCCATAATACAGCTCCCTCGGTTTAACAAGGGAGCCGTATATTTTGATTAGGTATTGGAAGTGAGTTTCGCGTGAAGGACACCGCATTTGCCGCCATAAGTGCTGTAGATTTTGGGAATCTGCATCGCCATAACTTTAAACGAGGTGGCCAACTGGTCTTCCGACTTCCAAGTGATGATCGTCGGAGCGAACCCGTTAACAACTTTGACGGTTTCACCAGTCAGATTCACGATTACCGGCTGATCGGCGGGAAGCCGATACGAAACCTTAATGTCCTTGAGCTGCGGAAACTGTTTCAGCAGACTCGAACGCCAAGTAGCATCGGTATAAGTCGGGAACGTGAACTGGCTGAGCACGGATTCCCATTCCTTCGGGATATACATCACGAAGTTGTTGCCGGTAAAACCGAGCAACGTCAGAGCTTCCAGCCAGTCGCGGACATCAGCTTCCACCAAGGCGTAAGTCATGCTGGAGTCAGTCCAAGACTTAGTGAGAACCTTTTTGACGCGATACGGCGCGGTCGTGTACCCGTAAATCTTATCCGTGCCATAAGCGAACGTACCGCCGCCGATAAGCGTCAGGTCTTCCAGCTTTTCACCGATACGCCTGGCAATCTGCTCAAGCATATAGGTGTCAATGCTGAAAGCAAGTTTACCGGAACCGTAGACGCCGCGCATGGCCGCATTCTGATACCGAGCTTCAACCTCAAAGTCAGAATAGATGATCGGCAACGGCAGCTTTTCGTACTTCATATCGGGCGTATCGTTATGTCCAGTGCCACGACCGGACATGCTCATGCTCACGGAGCCGGATTCGTCAATCATGCTATTGACGTATTCCAGCGTACCGAGAGCAACACCGGAGTCGCCCAAGCCGATAGTGCCGCAACTCACGGCATCCTGGAACGCTACCAGAGGAGTACGAATTTCTTTGGTAATAACGCTGTCGAGCATTTTCCAGCTATCCACCGGCAAACCGTCGTTTCGCGCCTGTTCGGAAGTACCCTGCGCAATCGGAACACTGTTTGCACCATTCCACGCATATGCAACTCCGTCGCGATTGACGTTACGCATAGAGCGAGGATCGAAGTTGTACCGACGAAGCCGATTTACGACATCGCCGCTGTTATTCATCGTAATCATATTAAAGTCTCCTTATGTTTGATTACTTGACTCTGATTGCAATGTCAGCCGCAGCTGAACCAGCGGAGTTATTCACCGCTTCCAGCGCAAAAAACAGCGGCTTGTCGGTATCGGCATCAACGCCACCGGTCAGATAGCCAGAGGCAACAGCGGCAACGACGCCAGCGCCGGTAGACGTGCTGGCATTAGCAGCGCCAAGCAGAATTACGGCGGCAGTGTTGGCATTGACAGCGGCAATAACCTCAGCGGCAGTACTCGTAATAGCACCAGCAACGCCAGTCGCGAGGCTTACGCGAACTTCAAGACCGGAAACCGTAACGGCGAGAGACTGACTGTTGCCAGCCGGATCAATCAAGGCAATCTTGATATTGTTGCCGTCCGTTCCGGCATCGGTAGCCGTAAAAAGAATGGCATTGTTGTCGGCAACGACGCCGGTAGTTTTGGTCGCGGCAACAGCGGCATCAACGGCTCGAAGAGTACCATCGCCAGCGCCGGTAAGAGCGGCATCAACGGCAACGTTTTCACCGATTTTCAACAGCGCGTTGACCTGATCTCCGGACTCGTAAATTCGGTGGGGAACGGAATCACCGATAGCGAACTCGTCGCCACGCATGACGGTGCCGTCCATCGAGTTGTCAGCAAAGAAAATCGAGCCGGTGTTTACGGTCGCCGGGCGAATGCCACCAGCGGCATACTCCACGAACATCCCAGGATTGATTGCGACAGTGGCAATGCGTTCATCTTTGACGCAACCACCCAACAGATTGGTAACTTTGGAACTCATGGAGTGTTCTCCTTATTCGGTCTTGTTAGTGTAAAAGTCGTCAACTTCCTGATTCGTTTCCATCTTGGGGGAAACAAAGGGAACGCCGTTTACCGAATAATTGGTCTTCGGCGCAATCGCAGCCGCAAACGACTGGAGCTTTTTCAGCGCATCCAGCGGCATCGCGGCAAGTTCTTCCTTGCTGTAGATGTTGGCTGCATTGGCGGTAATCGCGGCAATGGCGGCGTCTTTCTGTTCCTGCTGCTGGTTTTTCGCCCAGTCAAGCAAAGCGCGGTCTTCCGGATTGAGTTCAGTCTGTTTGACTTCTTTCTTGGCGTTGGCAACTTGGATTTCAGTTTCTTTCTTGGCGGCTACAAGCGCGGTATTCTGCGCAATCATAAATTCGCCAACAGCATCGGGAGCTTTTTCAAACTCCGGTTTCTGCGCTTCGGTAATGATACCGTTCGCAACCATCTGGTCAATCAATTCTTTCTTCATCTTCGTTTCTCCGACATTGTTGTTATGGTCATTTTCATTACGAGCAAATCCGGCTCCGTCACGCCAGGATGAAGCGCCCTCTTTGTCAGGCAATATCGCAAGGTGGTCAGGGTCAAATGAATCAACCACCTGAGTATATGTTTTCCCATTATACTGATTGTTTTCTTGATGGCAATGAGTCTTCATTCCAGTAGAAACGTCCATATTGACGTTGTTTTCAATTTTCTCCAAAAGTTTTCTGCCAAGCGGAATAGCCTTGGCCTTTTCAACGTCGATATAGGCATCGGCTTTGAGAAAACCGTTTTCGATTCTGGTGTTATACAAAGTACCAACGCCTTGTGCGGCGTTTGTCTCAGGGGTGTTTGCCGTAACCGGCTGGTCAGGATGATAGACCAAAACTGCCCGACCGTTCCATGATTCAACTGATGCTTGCGTCGCCTCTTTAGTATAAAACTTACCATTCATAACGCATTCGGTAGGCATCAAGACAACCGGAGCTACGTAGTGTTCACGCCCGGCCATGTTAATCTTTTTAATCAACATGGACATGTTTTGAGCAAATGAATCAAACGCATTATGAGAATCTTTGTTTTCCCACTGGGAATAGGCAATAGCAAGACGCTGTTTCTGGTCAGGATAATCTTTCAGCATGGTTTCATCGCCCATGAATCGGGAGATAAAATCTTTTTGCTGTTCATCTTTTTTCGGTTTTGGCATCGGCATGTCTAGCCCTCCTGTGTAGTATTTTACAACATATGTCGCAAAATACTACACTTATTTTAAAAATATGTCGAAAAAAATCAACACTTTTTATGGATTAGCCTGTGGAATGGCGTTTGTTTTACTGTAAAGCGGAGTCGGAGTAACGTCGGCATCGGTGATTTGTTCGATGTCTTCCGGTGGCAACGACAGAACAGCTTTACAGAACAACTTAAACGGCATCGCCTTTTGCGCCCCGGACGCGGTATACGCTTGAATCGCCTTGGCTTTGTTCCAGGCAATCTGAGAATTGCGCAGATCGTCAGCGGCTTCCAGATCCGGCCAAATAACCTTGAACTTGTTGTTGGTTGGAGCAGGAATACATTGAAGGTCGATCATCCTGTTGACAAAGTTGCGAACGATATTAACCGTGCAATGTTTTTGACGCCGCGTATCGACGGCGTTGTTAAAGTGGTCACTATCCTGAGTACTGGCGACTTCGGCAACTTCCGAGCCTTTAAGAATACGCTTGGGAATACGCGTATCGGAAGCGATAAAATCGAACTGTAATTCTGCAAATGCAGTCGGCAATGCAACGGAAGATTGTGGGACGGCAAATTTTACTCCCTTTCCAGCGATAGCGCGGTCATAGCCATCAAGCCAGAGTTGCATCTGTTCTTTGAATCGACTCTTTGCGGCTTCATCAAATTCGACCTCTTTGTCAATTTCAGCCATCAAGCCGTTAAATCCGCCGCGATAATATCCCTCGGTCGCCGCCCCGGAAATCATCTCAAGGTTTTGCAGGTAGTTGTAGATACCCTCAAGGCACGGCGTCCCCCAAACATCATTCCCCTCGCAGTTTTCTGCAACATGAATGCAGCGTTGCCAGTGAATCTGCCCCGTAATGCCGGTTGTCGATACGTTGGGAACAAGATTGTAATATTCCGGCTTGCCATAACGAGGATCGTGAATATCGGAAACAGTTTGAGAGAATGGAGCATTGCCAGCATGGAACGCCTGTACGTACATTAACTTAGCTCCCGGCGTTACCGGCTCGGAAAGCGGCTTCCCGTCGTCAAATCCAAGGTAAAGAACGCCATATTGACCGATACGGGAAAGTACATCAACTTTCTGCATGTAGAAAAACAGATTGATTTCATCGTTGAGGTCGATAATCGCATCATTAAACGCGCTGGCTTTTTTTTGCTTTGCCTCCACAATTGCAGGGTCATATCTCCAACAAGCCTCTGGATATGCCAGAATTACCCGTTTTCCAACTCCATGACGCCGCCAGTACTGGTAATAGTCATCCCACGTAAGAGTACGTTTCCAGCCCATCGCGTTATACAAATCGCGCTGTCCACCAAAATACTGCCCCATCTTACGCATGGTTTCGCGACGTTCTTGCAAGTATGACGACATTTCATTTAACGCCATTTCCGCAAGTTGATTTTTCTTTTTAAGTTCGTTTTGGTCAACAACTGATACCGTTTTCTTTCTCATTGTGAAGTTCCTTTAAAAGCAGTCTGCGCTATATTGGTTTATGTTCATAAGTTCCGTAATCGCCCATACTAGCGCGTCAAGCCGGTCAGGAGATTTTTTGCTGGTTTCCGGGTTGTACTCGCACATTTCGTCCTCAAGTTCAGGGAATATCCCGACGTGATGCACCTTGCCTTGTTCATAAAGCGCGGCAATCGGCTCGGCGCGAGTAATTTTGCCCTTTGTCGCCTTGACGCTCTTGTAGCTTATATTGGTAGCAATAGTACGTAAGTTTAGTTCAATGAGGTCGCCGCCGTTGTTTACTTCCCCGATTACCCGGTCTGCTTCCCAGCGGCAATACTCGCCATAGACAGCTTTCGCCCATTGGTTCGGACTACCGCGCAATGAAGCGTCGTTTAAGACGTAACAATGTCCGTCCATGGACTTACCAACGGCGATAATTCCGGTCAAGTCACTACCTTTGACGGCAGTAACAGCCGGGTCAACGCCGATAACAATACGGATAAATTCCGGCTTGTGCGTTGGCAAAATGCGGCTATAATCGATTATGTCGCGCTTCCACAAACCAGAGTCAAGGTCATCAAGCCATTCGCCGTCCATAAACCGTTTGCGCATTCGTAAGGACATGTTAGCAAGAGTAATATTAAGATAGTCAGCTTCAAGGTTGTCCCGGTTGCCGTCAGGGTTTAGCCGCATTACGGCATAATTGTTGATGTTTTTTATCTCGGTATTTTCAATCGGGTCGATATGCTTAAAAAACAGCTTGTAAAGCCAGTGTGATTTTGTCGGGGGATTGCAGTCATAAAAAATCTTGTTGACCATTTGCTTGCCATCTGCGTTGACGCATTTCAGTGCTAAACGACTGGCGGCCAGAACGGTATATTCGTATTGAATCTCGCTTGCTTCATTATAGTAGATCGTGGCGTATTCACGACCAAGAATGGTTTGTACCCGCTGTTCGTCGTCCAATCCGTCAAGCCATATTTCCGAACCGTTGCAAAGCGTAAACAGCGCCATTTTCTTGTTGTGGTCATATGTCATGCTAGGAAAGCATATACGCATTACCTTTGGAAACGTATCCATCTCAACCGACTTAACAATCGAGGTAAGGGTTTTACGTAGGATAATATGACGGCTTCCAGGATAAAGCAACGCACGGATAATGATCACCCGAATCAGAAAGAATGTCTTCCCGGAACGGGAGCCGCCGTAAAGTAAGATATTGCGCTTTTCTGAGTCTGCAATCAAGTCAGAGGCGGCAGTTTGGTCAAGAGTTAGTTTGAAATCGGTGTTCAATAGTTTTTCTCCTTTTCGGAGATATTGATTTGAATTGCCGTCTTGACGCCGCCGTCATCGTCTTTTTTAAACTCTCCCTTGAACGTCTGGCGCAATACCATAGCAAGTGTATCTTTTTCTGGCAACACGTCTTCCTCGAGCCTAAACACTTCTCCCTTAGATACGGACTCTCTCATACGTGTTCCGCCAAGAGCCAGCCGGTCAAGAGCTTTGAGGTACTCAACACGCTTACCAACCATTCCCATGTTTTTTGACTGGTGGAGGTCAGGATAGGTTTTTAGCCAGTTTTTCAATACATCAACTCTTTCGCCAAGTCCCATCAGTTCAGCAACTTTTTTGTCATCAGGGAATACGGCGTACAGTGAGGCAATAATTTCCTGCATCCGCTTTCGGCAATCTGGGTCATCCGGTCGCCAAACTTGTCCGACCATGCGATTGTCATAAACTTTCTTGCCATTGACAATGCGCGGCACTTCTTCTTCAATAGGACAGTCAGCAAGGGATTGGAGGGCGTCTTGTTCAACTTCCGGTGTAAGGATTACCGGCATTCCTTTGAGGTTTTCAATGGGCTTTCCGTCAGCATCAAGGTAGGTCTTGTTTTTTACTTCCGTAACCCAACCTTTTTTGTTTATCTTTTTTACAGGCGTCTTCTTAAGAGCGAACGCCTGTACTGCCGCTTTTTCCTGTTGCTTCTTGAGTTGAGCCGGAGTAAGCTCTTTTTTTTCTTTTGGAGCAGGTGTTTTTGTTTTCGCCATGATTGCAAATCCTGTCGTATTTTCTACACAATACGGCAATATGTCGAAAAAAGCAACACATTTTTAAGATTTTTACGATATTTTCAGTAAAAACTCTTGATTTTTAGCGAAAATGCGATATAATCATAATTGACGTGGGTGTCCGTAGCTCAATAAGAGCAGCAGACAGCAGGTGTCCTCCCCCTTCACCTGCCTTTAATATGCCGATGCAAGCTCAATCTTGCCGGATGCCCACGACTTTTTTTTGCCGACATAGCTCAGTTGGAAGAGCATCTGACCTGTAATCAGACGGTCGCAGGTTCAAATCCTGCTGTCGGCTCCAGTTTTAACGTTTTATTCTGATTCCAAGTTTTGCTAGGTTTTCAGACTTACCACGATGATCGCAAATACCAGAAAGCCATGGACACTCCTTTTCGTTGCAATGAAAAATACCTAAAGATGGCAATCCGAAACGTTCTCTCTGTATATTTTCCGCTCTGGATAAACTACATTCTTCTCCTGGTTGACATCCATAGTCATGGAAAGACATCCCAATGCTATTAGCACAGAGCTGACATCTTTCTAACGTTTCTTTATAGGTTTCTTTCATTTCATGTCCTTCTTAATCACATTCTTTCAGCCAATATAGCGCACTTTACTTGCTATCTGCCACTTACTCCTGCTTTCGGCGTCAGCGCTCTTCCTGCCGCGCCGGAATAGCCACAGCGGACAGTCAACGCTATTGCACCTCCGCACTTCCGATAAGACGCCGCCCTGACAGTCATAACAGAACATGCGAATAGCCAGCATTGGGCGCGGCTTGTCGATAAACCGCTGCCAGCGGCCAAGGCGCGGCAAGCCGCGTCGTCCTGCCGCCATTGCCGCTAAGCGTTCGTCGTTGGTCATTTAATCACCGCCAGCACTTCGGATAGTGGAACCCATCTTTCTACTTGTTTCCAATATTCTATATTTTCTTCCCAATAAATAATAATTTCAATACAATTATATCCAATATCAATCATAACTTCTTTGTTTTCTTCTGGCTTTTCCGCCGCCGACCGCCATTTTAAAATAGGGGATCGAGTGTTCCAATCACTTACTGCATCTTCTCTGCATGTTAAAATTTTACTTTCTATTTTACATTTGTTACATTTCACATAGAAACATTCACGGTAAAAAACATCTCCAACCCATTGACTAATAATATTAATGTTTGGTTTATTTCCACAAAACGGACACGGCTTAAGTTCGATCATTTGCTCATTTCCTGATATTTTTTTTCTGGTTAAAAAATACTCAAATGGAGATTCATTCCATCCGGCAAATTTTCTTCAACTTCATAAAACTTTAAAATTTCATCAATAAGCCTTTTCGATTGTAGGCAATTAGCAATAATGAGTCTTTCTAAATCACCTTCATAATCGCATTTTTCACAAACATAACTATCATAAATGTCTCCGATTAAATTGTTGGAAAATTCCTGAACTTTTTCTTTTACACTATAAAACTGTCGATTACTGCAATGAAAAGCTATTTTCATAAATGGAGCAGGGGTAATAATTTCAGATTTCATTATTCTGCCTCATTGATAAATTTGAGAAGCATGATTACTTATCCCTCCGATTCAACAATATTCTCACAGCAACGGCGGCGGTATGGATTGCCTCCGTATAAACGTCATCAATTGGCTTTTGCGAGTAAACATGGTCAAGAGCCGCCTTGGTTACTTCTCCTGATTCTTCGTTAAGAATAGCTACCTGATCCATTAAATAATCAGGCAATTCACCATGCAACTTTTCGGCACGTTGTATCTCGTTTGCAATCAGGTTGAAAACTTTAAGGTACTCGCCGAATTTGTTTTTGGGATGTTTTGTCTCGATATGTTTAATCTCATCAACAAAGCAATCGTGGTCAAGGGAAAATTCCTTCCAGTTTCCACTTGCATAAACTGCAATAATATGTTTTTTGTATTCTGGAGTACCAATATACAAAAATTCTCTATCTTTGTAATGGATTGTTTGATTGTTATCAATCCATTTAAAGCCACACTCAAACGCAATCTTCTGAACTTCTACGGACTGCTCCGGCGTGACTCTGATTTTCATATCCTTGCGCGCTTCAATCGCCGCTTTAAGTCCGGGATATTTACAGTCCATATTATTCCTCATCTTTTTCATTTAATCTCTTTCCCATTGAGTAGCGGACATGTTTTTTCGGAACATTTTGCTCTTGATTCTAACACGTAGCATGCCTTATCTTCATAATGTTTACTACAAATCTCCTTAATCTGCCGAAAAATGAATGCGTACTTTTTCATTTGTCAAGATCCGAAAGTTGAGATTGCATTTGATTATCAAAATCGCAATTATGAATAGGGCAATCAATGCAATCACCGTCAAACGCTTTGCATAATTTTACTGCGATTTTAATTGCCTTATCCGCAATCCCTCTTACAATCTCATACTTCCCGGTCATGATGTCAAGTTGGCGCTGTAGTTCGATCATTTCCTTATTCATTTCAGCACCTCTTCGCTTTTCCAGACAAACTCATTTTTACCAGTACCAGGATTTACTACCCAATCCGCAGCACGATTTTCAATTGCCATTGTCCGCATATTGACTGCCTGTTGCTCCATGATAAAACAAGACGCAACAGCCATTAATGCCGCTCCAACAAAAATACCAACCACAAAGTAAATTTTTTCGTTTTTCATTTACTAGTTCCTATGGTTATTCTTTTACTATTTGCAGCGAATTTATTGCCTCAGTCATAATCATTACCGCCTCCTGTATCGTCGACGCCTTATTGGCTCGGAAATACGCGTTAATCAAGTTCCGCTGGTCATCAAGTGTAAAAGTCGATTCAACGTCCTCTCGCTGCGGGTGTCTCGACTGCAAAAGCGCAATTTCTGTCGCTGCCGCAGTAATCAAATCATCGTCCGTAACGCCAAGAATGTCTTCCACTCCGTCGCGGCGAATAGCGTTCGCCCGTTCCAGAATCTGATTCATGATTTTGTTCATCTCTATTCCTCCAGTTTTATACCGTTTTTACGCGCTTCGTGCCATTCTTGAAACTCATCGTTACCTTCATCACCAAATAGACAATCATCACAGTTAGTCGCACAACTTTCGCAATCTATCGCGCTGCAATTCCAACAATATGATTCAGATATCCGATTAACTTCATCACTCACGAACTCCCCAACATCCGGCACGTTATAGCCCTTGAAAGTTTTCATTTTCTATTTCTCCAAAGCGTTTTTTATTTCAATCCCCTTGCCGCGAAGATTATCAAGGCATTCATTGAGATACCTGTCGTCATGATAATCGTAAATCATTGTCTGATTATTGAATTTTCTGTATACTTCAAACAAATCAAAATTGAACGACGGACAGAACTCCAAAAGTTTCCCGCGATAATCTGGATATTTCCATTGATCAGCAACAAAAAATTCTCGTTTTTTCATTTCATCCATAATAAGAAAATGATACGCAACCAGTTTTTCCAGCTTATCATCGAGAGCATACTGGACGGTTGCATGTTTTTTCGTCCACCCCTTGCCACGCAGTGCACAACATTCTCGATGTTGACCTAGTAACTGCTGCCTTGGCAAATACGGAATTAATTTTTGGTGCCAAAGTCTCATTTCTTCACCCCTTTCGCAAACCGGCGAGCAGCTTCTGACATAATCACATCAATCAACGTAAAAAGATCAAAGTCAGGATACTTTAACCGCAATTCCCCCATTTTGTTTTTACCAAGAACATGGTCAACTTTGTTTGCCTTTACCATCTCCGCCAGCTCCTCATCCGAAAGCGCTTTCAAGTCGTCGTGCAGGTTCATTTGTGAGTTCCCCTTTGCCGGTCATCCCGGCTTTCATTATTTTTCTTTACTTTACAAGCAAAAACTTTTTAAACGCGATACCTTTCATTATACACCATACATCGACATGGGTCAAGCCTATCATCGCTAAAAATGCCGTTAAAATGCAAAAGTTGTTTTTCATAACCAAAAAGTGAAATCGCATATTCCCTAAACTTGGCGGGGGAGGTGGGAGCGCCCCGACACCACCCCACCCCCACTAACCGGGGAATTTTAGGCGCTGGCGGCCCTGTGAGCGATGATAGCCGCAAAACCGTGTCTCTGGGCGGGTAACATGTTATCATGGCCTCCTAGTCGATCTGGTGACGTGCAGAAACTATCGATGGCAACATGGCGACAAGCTCGCAACGTCGCATAACATTGATTCTGTTAAACGCTTTTGAGCTCAAATCACGCAAAAACGCTGTTATCGGCAAGCACGGACACAATATATTGCGGTCATGTCTCGCCTCGATCATGCCTCACCTGCATGCCAGGCTCCTCACAATAGCTATTGACAAAAACTATGCTATTGCCTTGCCATGAGCTCAAAACTATTGACAAAAACTATTGTCGGCGCAGGTCTCGAGGCAGAGGCGAGCGGCGGTTACTCCACCACCCCAAACCACCGCCCTATCGCTTCGCAACATGGCAAACAGGTATCATCGATCACACTGGCTGTCAAAAAAAACTGTCGGCAGGTCTCGCGGGTTGTCTTATCGCCTGATAGACTGATAGCCTTATCGCCTGATAGCCTTATCGCCTGATAGCCATATCGCCTCATGGTGCTACCGTGTCTTATCGCTTATTGCCTCATGTCCTCATGGCCTTATGTCCTCATTACGGTTATCGCTCTAATCACTGCTATCACCTCATGGTATTACGCTGCCTTATCGCTCATCACCTCATACACTCATAGCCACATCACCCCATAGCTGCTATCGCTGCTATCTCCTCATAACGCCTTATCGCCACATCACGCTCTATCGCTCTATCGCCACATCACGCTCTATCGCCCCATAGCCTCCTAGCCTTATAGCTCTTATCACTGCTATATCCACATAGCTGTAATCACTGCCTACCTGCTATCACCTTATAGCCCCATAACGGTTATAACCACATAGCAGGACTATCCTTAACTCCTTATCGCCTCTCCTCTCCTTAAGGTTCTCCTCTCCTCCTTCCCTCTGATGGTTTCCGTCAGGTGCAAGAATTTGCACCTGCACCCGAAAAAAGTCTAAAAATAGTTGAAAATGGTATTGACAATGAAACCGGATAGATGTATAATTATAATCAACAAAGGGAGAATGATAATGAAACAACGCAACATAGTAGTAATCTGCTATAATTGGGGAATTCCGATACATCGAGAATATTTTTCATATTTGCAGGATGCGCAAAACTGGCTCCGGCCGTTTAATGGCGGATGGAAGTATGGGGAGACTGAAATAGTAGGTCTTACAGACTCAGGAAAAGAGCAAATCAACGAATATTATCGTTAATCACCGCCGCCCTGACCTTGCAAGGCCGGGGCATACCGAACCCGAATCAACAAGCGCGGCATAAATAGAATACCTGCCTCGCTCAAAAAATCAAGACGGAGTGCATAGGATGTTTACTATCGAACTTACAGTTATCGAAGCCGCACAACTTGCGGACATTTTGGAAGCGTTACATAATCACGGCGTCAATGTCCACGGGAAAGAAAAACTCCCGCAGGAATACGTAATTGGCTTGGCGATGGCGGAAGAAATTATGGAACGTGTACATAATCGTCAGGCAGCAAATAACCGGCAGTGATGACTAACCGCTGGTGTTGCCGCTGGTAGAAGATTGGGAATAACACTAACCGCGCCGCCCTTCAGGGCGGCTAGAATACAAAGGGAGAATGAATCATGATTAAGTACATTATCAACGTTGTCTACTCGAAAACTGACATTTACGGTAATCGTTACAGCTATGCTACTTTGACCAGCGCCGCAACGGGAAAATCCATCACGCTGCAAAGCGGTTATGGAGAAAACCAGCTAAAATACTGGTTAGCGCGCAAAGAGGTCAATCTTGAACAGCTTTCAGCTTCCGAAAGCGAAATCGGTATCCGCGACTTTAACCGCCAGACCAAAAACATGAAGTTTTGGCGCGAAAACGAATTGTCGGCAATTCTTGCCAGCTTGAACTAACCTTTTCACCCCGTCCCGGCGGGTTATCCGGGAAAGGGATATTATGACCTTAACACCCGAACAATTAGCGGAGGCGCGGCGAGAGCTGGCGCGAAAAGCCGGTAGCGTCTCTACGGAACGGAAAAGGGCGGCACTAATCGCTAACCGAACCAACGCCGGAACATGCCGCTGGTCATATGAGCAGACCGAAGACGGTCTATTTATGGTCGGCAGAGCGCCGGAGGGTTGGCTTGAATCGTGTTCCATAAAGAACGACAGCAAGGAGGAGCGCCGTCGGGCGATATTGACGCTTTCGGCTCGATTCAGGACAAAGCGTAAAAATTCTAAAATTATCCTAAATGCGAATTGACATTTATCGTAAAACAAGCTACAATAATAAAACCAACTTAAAGGGGAGAATAAGATGAAAAAACTTTGGCGAAAAATTGTTGACTGGTGGACAATGCGTCGCCGCTTTGAAAAAATGGAACACGATATCCATGAGGCCGAAGCTATCCGCTTCAAGCGCTATGAACTTGAAGCAATGATGATAACCGATTCAACGAGGATCAAAAAAATGAACGTAACGCTTGAGCTTTACCGGGACGATAATCGTTATTTCGTCGATGATCGAGATGTTACCGGCTTTATGACTTTCGGCGATAAGGCGTTGATTGACGCCAATTCTGACGGTCTGGAAGTGATTGCGGAATGCGAAGTTGATTATCAGCCGGCAGAGCGCCAGACTTACGATTATCCTGGATGCAACGCCACATTGACTATTACCGGAGTAACCTTCGACAAAGACTTGTCGGAATGCTTCGAATCCTACTTATCGAATTACGTTTGTGAAAACTACACCGAAAAATTGCTCGGAGAATACGAAGAAAGTATGAACGATGAAAGGGATTATGACGATGAAGAATAACATGTTTGACCGAGCGGCAATAATGCTTTATGAACGCCAGCTCCGAGATGCGCAATGCAAACGGATCGCTGCATTTATCCGACTGCTTGCCTGGATTTGCGTAATCGGCGTTGTGGCGGCAGTAATAGCTAGAATCATAGCATAACATGCAAACTCGCGACTACCAGACAACGGCAATAAGCCGCGCAATCGCCAAACTCGACACCACGGGTTCGGCGGTTGTCGTGTTGCCGACCGGCACAGGTAAGACGGTTGTCTTTTGTCAAATCGCAAATCATTATTTGCGGTCTGGCCGGGTTTTAATTATTGCGCACCGTGAGGAACTGATTTTACAAGCGGCATCAAAAGTGCAACAGCTTTTAGATATTAACGCCGGAATCTTTATGGGCGCAAAAAAGCGCAATATCGGAAGTCAAGTTGTTTGCGCGTCAATCCTGAGCATCATAAATCACCTTGACCGATTTAATCCAGCTGATTTTTCGCTTCTGATTGTCGATGAGGCGCACCATTCGTGCAGTGACAGCTACAAGCTCGTTATTAAGCACTTTCAAGGTGTGAAGCTTTTAGGAGTCACGGCAACGCCGGATAGAGGCGATAATCAGGCATTAGGACAAGTTTATAAAACAGTTGTTATTGATTACAATATTAAGCAAGCAATATCTGACGGCTGGCTTGTCCCCATTTCAACGCGCCGGGTTAAGTTGCCGGGGCTGGACCTTCGTAAAGTGTCGATGTCTGGTCAGGATCTGAGCTCCGCCAGCCTTGACAAAATGCTTGCGCTTGAAAAAAACTTGTCAAAGGTTGTAAGCTCCTCGATTTTTTACGCTGAGGATCGTAAAAAGGTTTTAGTTTTTGCCGCAGGAGTTGCACAGGCGAAAGCGATGTCAAATCGTCTTAACCTAGGAAATTGCGGACGTGCAGAATTTATCCACGCTGAAACTCCGGCGTCGGAACGGCGGCAAATCCTGGAAGATTTTACGACCGGAAAAATCCGCTGGCTCTGCAACTGCGGAATATTGACAGAGGGGTACGACTGTCCGGCGATAGATTGTGAGGTAATAGCGCGGCCAACCTATTCACGTGGTCTGTATATCCAGATGTTAGGGCGCGGATTACGTCCTGCCGTGCGACTCGATGAAACAATGGGACAAATCGGACGGCGCAATGCAATCGCCGCCAGCGGCAAGCCGAATTGCCTGATAATCGATTATACCGACAACGCCGACAATCACAAACTTGTCAAGGCGACTGACATTTTCGGCGGATTGATGGACAAGCCGCCTGTTGGCAAGGCGAATAGCGCTGGCGGTGAAATGATGCGGTCAAGCAATCAGGGAATGTGGGAAGGGCATGGGATGCGTAAATTCACAGCATCGGGTTATGCCGTTAGGTCGTATCATGATGCAATGAGGATTAAGCCGGAAAAAGTTATAGCTGTATCGAGGATATTTCACTTCTTTAAAGCGTTTTTAGGGATAAAATAACAATAGAGGCAATCATGACGATTATTAAACGTGGATGTAAAAAGTAATATAAATCTCCCGCTTTTAAAATTTAACCGAAAGGTATTATGATGAAAAATCCTAAAAATATCCTAAAAACCCGTTGACATTTAGCTTAAAACGAGCTATAATAATAGAACCAAATAAAGGGGCTTTAACATGAACAAGAAACAAGTACAAAGTCGGATATCGCAGAACGGCAAACCGCTGGAGTTAAGTAAATTCACTTGGGACGAAAGCACGAACTTCTTTTCGTCCGCAGAAAATGGCCTCGTTATCGACTTTAAAGGAATTGACGGCGTAAGTTTCACGACCGGCTGGAACTGCACCTTCAAGACCGGCTGGAACTGCACCTTCAAGACCGGCTCTTACTGCACCTTCACGACCGGCACTTACTGCACCTTCACGACCGGCTCTTACTGCACCTTCAAGACCGGCTCTTACTGCACCTTCAAGACCGGCTCTTACTGCACCTTCAAGACCGGCTGGGGCTGCACCTTCAAGACCGGCTGGAACTGCACCTTCAAGACCGACTGGGGCTGCACCTTCAAGACCGGCACTTACTGCACCTTCACGACCGACTGGGGCTGCACCTTCACGACCGGCTGGAACTGCACCTTCAAGACCGACTGGGGCTGCACCTTCACGACCGGCACTTACTGCACCTTCACGACCGGCAAATGTTGCGTAATCGTTCGCCGAGATGTCTTCGAGGTCATTCAGCCCGAAGCTAACAAAACCTATCAACTCTGCCCGTATGAGATTCCCGGCTACCTCACAAAAGACGGAGACAAATGGTTTAAAGACGGCGTTGAGCATATCATCGTTGACGGCATTCTGTCAAAAGTAATTTCACGCCATGAAAACGTTTTCAAGGTCGTCAATCACGGCGAAACCAAAGAAAGCTACATCGTTTTCGACGAGGATTTAGCGGCACACGGCGACACGATTGAGGAGGCTCGGAAAGACCTCGTTTACAAGATTGGTAACATCGATACTTCAATCTACAAGGATTTGACCTTGGACAGCGTTAAATCGTTCGAGGAAGTCATTAAGATGTATCGGGCGATTACTGGCGCTTGTGCTAAGGGTACTCGGCATTTTGTCGAAAGCCTCAAAGAGGTCAAAACCGAATACTCAATCCGCGAGGTCATTGAAATCACTCAGGGGCAGTACAATAGCGATAAGTTTAAAATGTTCTTTGTCAAAGGAAAATGAGGAATGAAAAACGAAACCTACCGTCCGTATATCAGCGATCCTGATAGCTCCATCCGAAAACGCGTCAAAGCATTATCACAACAGGAGGGATTTAAACAAGGTACTATTGAACTCATGATTTTCAGTCGTGGACTTGACGGCATCGAAAAAGCAATGTCTAGTAAGAAAAAGGGGAAATAACGATGACGATGATACATGGATTTAAGGGTTTTTATCCTGGCATGATTTGTACGCCGGATAGCAATCACAAAAAACAATATGTGGAAAACACCGTATACACAGAAAAAACAGCGCAACTATGCGACCATGGTATGCACTACTGCGAATTTCCGTTGGATGTATTTGGTTATTATTCACCGGGAACCAGCGAATATGCCGAGGTTGAATCTCCGAAGGATAAAACCGAACGCGGCAGCGATAAAAACTGCACCACTGAATTGCATATCGGCGCCAAGATTGGCATCCCTGGAATGATTCAGGCTGCTGTTGATATTATTTTCGGACAGATCAAGAAAGAAGAAACCAAGCAGGAATCCGGCTACCGGTCCGCAGCCACCAACACCGGAGACCAGTCCGCAGCCACCAACACCGGCTACCGGTCCGCAGCCACCAACACCGGAGACCAGTCCGCAGCCACCAACACCGGAGACCAGTCCGCAGCCACCAACAC